GCCGGGGAGTGCCACGGGCCCCATTTTGTATGATCACCGTTTAGTGCCGCACAAACTGTGCCTCTGCATGTGTTTTCTTGAAAAGTGTAGCCGTTGGCGTCTTGAATGTTTAGTGATCTAGTGGCTGTCACAGTCGCCAAAGAAGATGTTAAAGGATCAGAAATTTGTGACTGAATTGTCTCCTTAATTTCAGGGTTGCAACAAGCATCATTGGGAACATTTCTTGTGAGTATGGATTGCGAAACGCGTTCTACCGTGTCTGTCTTGGTGTCAGCCGCTTCATTCTTTATGGGCAGTTCACGGGGTTTTTCTAATTGCTCTTTGGCAGACCTCCCAAACGCCATTCTGTCCAGCCGATAGTAGGATTCGATGCATCTGTCTAGTTTCGTCATTACGTTCGAACTAGCAGTTCTTGGTCTCAGCAGGATCCTGTGGGCTATGGACAATCCCTTGTGTATTCGCTTAGAGGTGGGCAATTTGGTTCTCGTTATGTCCGTCTTGCGACGTAGTGTGCGCAACAGAGGGGCTAAAGACAAATGCTTGATTTGTAACAAACTATTGATCAACTCGGGACAAGACGCATAACTTTGATTCATCTCGCAAAACAGACCCATCACACGGAGTAAAGCTTTGTGTATTGAAATATTGTCATTTTGCGTGTGAGCAAGTACTGATGCAATTGCTGTTTGCTCACGGGTTATTGTCCCTATCGCTACAGAAAGGAGTGCGGGGTTTGACATTTTAGTGTCTGTGTCGGAAAGCAGCTTGCGCAACAACCGTACCCATCTGGGATCACCTTTTGCTTCTGTCGCGTGGAGAGCTCTTTTGAAATCAGCAACAGGCATTTTATCATTATCTAGTATCCCAAGCTGTCGCTGCAGGACACTGCTGGCTTCTGAGAAACATATGATGATCCGTAGTGCAATGCCCAACCGTGTCAGTGTGTTGTGATCAAGTGACTGACTCTCCAACAGTTCTTTGTACTCCAGCAATAATTCATTTATGCGTGCACCCACTGGATGGTTTGTGCGAACAAATTCTGAGAGTGATTTCATTTTGGTCTCCAATTCATCCACACGAACATCGGCCAAACAAGAATGCACAGTTTCTATCGCAAAGGTTAGTAATCGAAGTCTTTCCTTTTCGACACTTGCATCACCACACCTCCGCGAAATGACATGAAGCTGTGCCACTTCCTCGTCGATCATCTCCACATCGAGGGTTCCCGACAGTTTGCCTCTTTGTTTAGATATGCACTCAGAGACTTCTTCTGAAGTTAGTTTTAATCGGCGAACTTTCATCCTCATCCATTTTCTGACTTCAGCATCATTCGAATCCAGTCCTATTTTCTCGATGTGTTTTAGAGCATCCCGCATGCTCGCAAAGCTCATTCCTTTTGTGGACTGATGCAAAAGTTGTGTTCTTAGTACTTGCTCGATTTCTGCTGGTGTTGGAATCCTCATTATCAGCGATTCTGTGGCTGATGTGGACTTTATCATTTTTGTGAGACTTTCTGTGTGGTGGAATTTCCGCATGCATTTATCTTTTGTCAGGTTTTGTTTCCTTATTAATCTTTTGGCACCAACGGAGACCATTGCGCCACAACAACCAGGTAATGGTAGGTGGCCAAATCTAAGCATTAGTGCTAGTGACACTTCTGAGTCCACATTGCGGTCAAACTTAGGTTCCCGGCGTTGCACTATTCTGCTTACACTAGTTGCATCGAAAGGCCGCTGAGCGGAGGTGGTTGTGGGTGTTCCTGCTGAGTGCAAATCCCCTATTGATGTTTGTTTCGGGGTTTTGCTGTTGTCTATTGCGTCGTACACAGTTTCGGTGTAACCTCTATAGGCGTGCAACCCTCGAGGTTGACTACGACAGCTCCATCGTCTGGTGTTACCGTTTTCATAAGCCTTGAAACGACCTTCTTGTATTTTGTTGCCGGCTACAATCTTGGCCTCACGGAATGAGAAAATCTTTCTGGTTTGTTGCATAGCTTTGAACACTTCATGGATTGCAGACGCAGCAGACGTGTGGATCTGATCCGAAAAGAATGCTGGTGTTCGCCACGTCGATTCGTCCGTCTCTACGAGGTTGTCAATTTCTAAGTCGATCGGTTGCTTGCGTTGCAATTTCTGTATCAAATTAGCGGTGCTAGCTGCCATGTACTCTGTTATGCCTTTTGTGACTGACTCCCATTTTTCTATCTGACTACACTGCTTCATGACATGCCAAACCTCAAATGTCGTTCTACATTCTTGTGAGACCTTGTCGGCCAATTTGGGCATGTGTGCGATACCGATAAGGTTCATTAGAGAATATCTGGAACTCAAAAACATAGAGCCTTCACGCTTGTCACATCTGGCGGCTTCCAACATCCATGTGGAACAATCAGCTTTAATCATTGATTCCGCATTGGGAGAATCAAGCTGAATTGCAGTGCCGGGTTGTATCTTTTGCTGCATTTGCAATCCGGTTATTACATTGTCCAATACGTATGCGACTAAACTCTGATATTGTTCAATGTGTGTGGCGCTCATTTTGAATGTGTGAGACATTAAGATGTTAGTGTCAGGTATTTCGTACCAGTCTTGTTTGTTAAAACTGGCTTTCGATGGACCGAGTCTCAAACCGTCTCGCTTGCATTCTCGATTGGTGAGGAGTCTACAATCGGCCGACCAGTCGCGTCCTGTTGTTTCGATAGATGCTATCAATTCCATGTTAGTCAAAAAACATCTGCGAAAGCCTATGCGGACCGGACCAACACCAGTGGTCATTATGTGTGCAACCTGCTCTGCAACATCCACACAGTGTGCTGCATACATGAAACCTGGTCGTTTACACAACATCAACACCACCTGGTCTATGGCAGACGTGACATCACTGGGGCCGTAATTGCGTTCAT